ACAAAAACTGAACGAGAATTAGGTGGTATTCCAAACTCTTCGGAAGATGTTAGGCAGGCACACGCTTCAGCAATTGAGTCGTACATAGAGAAACACGTTGGATTAGATTTAGAGGCTAAGTATAGAGACCCGGAAGAAATGGGAACAATGCCATTTACAAGGACTCTTGAAGATTGGGCAAAGTTTGATATTAACGATAGAACCAAGTTTGATGCTTCGATAAGTTCCGGATTATGTATAATGGCTAACCAAAAGCACCTATACATTCCTGAGAAAAAAGAATCAAAAATAATTATTAACTTCGCTAAGTATAAAAACGAAGGTACAACAAGTCAATTGATTAGATGAAAAACGACATAAAAATAGAGATAAATGCCACTTCATTTCCAAGTCAGTTAGCAACTGATGCAGAAAAGGCTTCGGATGCATTTGGGTTGCAAGTGGGGCAAGCTATCCAATATGAGTGGTTCAGAAAAGATGGTAACTCTTGTAGATACTATAGTCAATGGAGAGACTTCCGTAGACTTAGGCTTTATGCTCGTGGCGAACAATCAATTGCAAAATACAAAGATGAGTTAGCTATTGATGGTGACTTATCTTATTTGAACTTAGATTGGACTCCGGTCCCCATCCTTCCTAAATTTATTGACATTGTTGTCAATGGTATGTCTGATAGATTATTTAAGGTTAAGGCTTATGCACAGGATGCAATGTCTCAATCTAAAAGAAGCAAATATCAAGATGAATTAGAGGGGCAAATGATTTCAAAAGATATATTAACAACTATTAAAGATAAAACAGGAGTTAATGCATTCACTATAGACCCCGAAGAGTTACCGGAAAATGACGAGGAGTTAGCATTGTATATGCAACTTAAGTATAAACCTGCTATTGAAATTGCTGAGGAGGTAGGTATTAATACCATATTTGATGAAAATCATTATGAAGATACTCGTAAAAGAATAGACTATGACACCACAGTTATTGGTATAGGTGTTGCAAAACACGAGTTTCTTCAAGGAGCAGGCGTTAAAATATCGTATGTTGACCCGGCTAATATTGTCTATAGCTACACAGAAGACCCTTTCTTTAAAGATTGTTTTTATTGGGGTGAGATTAAGACGGTTTCATTAACAGAATTAATGAAGATTGACCAATCTTTAACCAAAGAAGATTTACAAGAAATTACTCAATACAGTCAAGGATGGTATGATTATTACAATGTTGCTCAATTTTATGAGAACAGTTTGTTTTATCGTGACACTTGTACATTAATGTATTTTAATTATAAGTCTACCAAGAAAATAGTTTATAAGAAAAAGATACTTGAGGGTGGCGGTTCAAGAATTATTGAGAAAGATGAAAACTTTAATCCTCCGGCTGAAATGATGGAAGAGGGTAAGTTTGAAAAAATTGAAAAGACTATTGACGTTTGGTATGAAGGCATTTTGGTAATGGGTACCAATATCCTATTACAATGGAAGATGTCTGAGAATATGGTTCGTCCTAAGTCCGCATCTCAACACGCATTGCCTAATTATGTTGCTTGTGCTCCACGTATGTACAAGGGAGTAATTGAGTCTTTATGCAGAAGAATGATACCATTTGCTGACTTGATTCAAATTACACACTTAAAACTTCAGCAAGTAATTGCAAGAGTTGTTCCTGATGGTGTATTTATTGATGCCGATGGATTAAATGAGATTGACTTAGGAACCGGTAATGCATACAATCCTGAGGATGCACTTAGATTATACTTCCAAACAGGTAGTGTAATTGGACGTAGTTTTACTCAGGATGGTGACTTTAATAATGCAAGAGTGCCTATCACTCAGTTAAGTTCTAACTCAGGTGCAGCTAAAACGCAGATGTTAATTACCAACATGAACCACTACATTGACATGATTAGGTCCGTAACCGGTCTTAACGAAGCAAGAGATGGTTCTAAACCTGACCCTAATGCATTAGTTGGCATACAAAAATTAGCAGCTTTAAATTCAAATACAGCAACAAGACACATCTTGGATGCATCTTTGTACATTTATCGTTCATTAGCTGAGGCTTTAACTTATAGAATTGCAGATATTTTAGAATACTCAGACTTTAAAGAGGAGTTTGCTAATCAAATTGGAAAGTATAACGTATCAATATTGAATGATATTAAAGACCTTTATATTTATGACTTTGGTATATTCATTGAGATTTCACCTGATGAAGAGCAGAAAGCACAGCTTGAAGCTAATATACAAATGGCATTGGCTAAAGGAGATATTAATCTTGAAGATGCAATTGACATTCGTGAAATTCGTAACATTAAAATGGCTAATCAGTTATTGAAAATGAAACGAATTAAGACTCAAGACCGTGAGGAAAAAATGGCTATGCAAAAACAAGCCATGATTGCTCAGCAGCAATTAAAGTCTCAAGAAATGGCAAGTCAAGTTGCGTTACAGAAAATTGAGATGGAGACAAGGTCTAAAATGCAAATTAAACAAGCAGAAGTTGCATTTGATATACAAAGGTCTCAGCAAGAAGCTACATTGAAATCGCAATTAATGCGTGAAGAGTTTGAATACAACTTGCAGTTACGTGGTATGGAGGTTAGTGATTTAAACGCAAGAGAGCAGATGAAAGAAGATGCAAAAGCAAAAAGAATTAGTCAACAAAATAGCGAGCAATCTAAATTAATTAATCAAAGAAAGAACAATTTACCACCTATGAGTTTCGAATCAAATGAGGATAGTTTAGACGGATTTGATTTAGCTGAATTTGAACCTCGTTAGAATATAAAAATTTTTATCTAAGTTTGTATAAATTAAATCAAATCAAATGGAATTTAAAGTAAGAGCATTAGACATAATTGAACCAAAAAGTGTTCAAGAAGTAGAGCAACAATTGCTTGATAAGCATGAACAAGAAATGAACCAAGGTAATGGTTCAAGTGAAGAAGAGATAGCGGCAGCGGCAGCAGCACAAGCACAAGCAGCGTCTGCAGCAGCAGAAATAGAATTAAAAGACGAAGACGTTCTTTCATATATTGGTAAAAGGTATAACAAGCAGATTAACTCATTAGACGATTTAGTAGCTGAGCGTGAAGATGCAGAGCCACTTCCGGAAGATGTAGCTGCTTACATGAAATACAAAAAGGAAACAGGCAGAGGTTTTGAAGATTTCATTAATCTTAAGAAAGATTTTGAAACAATGGACCCTGATAAACTCCTTAAAGAATACTTAACTGCTACGCAGGAAGGACTCGATAGTGATGACATCGAGTCGTTAATGGATGAATACAGATACGATGAAGATTTGGATGATGAGTCAACCATTAAAAAAGTAAAAATCACAAAGAAGAAAGTTCTTGCTGAAGCCAAGAAATACTTCAATTCTCACAAGGAGAAATACAAAATGCCTCTTGAGTCAAGAACGGCATTTATCCCCGATGAAGAGAAAGAAGTTTACGAAAGCTACAAGCAATATACCCAACAGGCAAAGACCATAGAAGAGGAAAACAATCGTAAACGTCAATGGTTTGACCAAAAGACGAATGATGTTTTTAACAGTGAGTTCAAAGGTTTTGAGTTTAATGTTAATGACAAGAAGTTTATGTTTGCTCCGGGAGACGCTAATGAGTTAAAAAAGAACCAATCAACTCCGCAGAACTTTATTAATAAGTTCTTGGATGAGCAAGGTTTAATGAAAGACGCATCAGGCTATCATAGGTCATTGTCAATAGCAATGAATCCTGAAAAATTTGCTAAGTTCTTTTATGAACAAGGACAATCAGATGCAACGGAGGGTACGATGAAAGGCATTAAAAATATTCAAATGTCTGAACGTAGAGTGCCCGAGGTTGGTAAAACAACTGATGGATTTCAGGTAAAGGCTGTAAATCCTGATTCAGGTAGAAACCTGAAAATACGCAGTATAAAACGATTTTAAAACAATTTAAAAATTAAAAAAAATGGCAAGTGCACTTTTAAATAACCCCACCTACGCCCTGCAACCTTCTGCAGAGCAGGTAGCGTTACAGACAAACTACATTACCAACTTCAACTTCTTGAATCAGTATCTTCCGGATACTTACGAGAAAGAATTTGAGCGTTATGGTAACAGAACAATCGCATCTTTCTTACGTATGGTAGGAGCAGAGATGCCGTCTAACTCTGACCAAATCAAATGGGCAGAACAAGGACGTTTACACATTAAGTACACCAATATCACTTCAGCAGCAGCAGCAGCATCAGCAACAGCAACTTTTACTGTAGCTGACAGTGGTGTTACTTACATCGCTATCCGTGTTGGACAAACCGTTATGATTCAAAACAATGCATCAGGCGTTTTCAACAAGGCTATCGTAACAGCAGTTCCTTCAGCAACTACTTTCACAGTAGCTTACTATGAGACTGCAGGTCAAGCATTCGCAGTTTCTACTCAATGTACTGTATTTATTTATGGTTCTGAGTTCAAGAAAGGTACTAACGGAATGGTTGGTTCTTTGGAATCTGAGGATGACATCTACTCTAACAACCCGATTATCATCAAAGATAAGTATGCGGTTAACGGTTCTGACATGGCTCAAATCGGATGGGTTGAAGTAACTACCGAGAATGGTGCTACAGGATACCTTTGGTATTTGAAATCAGAGCACGAGACTCGTCTTCGTTTTGAAGATTACTTAGAGACCTCAATGATTGAAGCAGTTCCTGCTGCAACCTCTTCAGGTGCTGCTACTGCAGGTTACATCGGTTCTGAAGGTATCTTCTACGTTGTAAACAATCGTGGTAACGTATGGGGTGGTGGTACTCCAACAAGCCTTTCTGATTGGGATTCTATCGTTTCTCGTTTAGATAAGCAAGGTGCTATCGAAGAGAACGTAGTGTTTGTTAATCGTGGTTTAAGTTTCGACATAGACAATATGTTGGCTACTTTGAACGGTTACAACGGAGTTAACGCTGCAGGTGCTGCATCTTATGGTCTATTTGACAACGATGTTGACATGGCGTTAAACTTAGGTTTCACAGGATTCCGTAGAGGATATGACTTCTACAAGTCTGATTGGAAATACCTAAACGACCCAACAATGCGTGGTGGATTAAATACTACTGCTGCAACTGCAACCGGTACTATCACAGGTTTGATGGTTCCTGCAGGTTCTACTTCAGTTTACGACCAAATCATGGGCAAGAACGCTAAGCGTCCTTTCTTACACGTAAGGTACCGTGCTTCTGAAGCTGAAGACCGCAGATACAAAACTTGGATTACAGGTTCTGCCGGTGGTGCTGCTACAAGCGACTTAGATGCAATGGAGGTAAACTTCTTGTCTGAGCGTTGCGTATGTACCTTGGGTGCAAACAACTTCGTATTATTCCGTTACGGGTGATAAGACAGTAATAGGGAGGGTGTCTATAAAGACACTCTCCTTTTTTAATTAAATCAAATTAAATTAAATAAAATAATGGCAAAAAGTACAACCCCTGTAGACAAGGTCTACAAGTTAAAAATAGGAAATCCGCTATCTTATACGTTAGCGTCAAGAAATCATCCTCGTTTTCCACTAATGTGGTATGATGAGAAGAACAATGTTAATCGTGCTCTGAGATATTCTACAAATCAAAAGTCTCCATTTGAAGACGAGCAAGATGGAAATGCAATCATAGAACCAATCATATTTGAAGATGGGTTTTTGCGAGTTCCAAAAAACAATCCTGTATTACAGCAATTTTTACACTACCATCCTTTAAATGGAAATATTTTTACGGAGGTAGATAAAGAAAAAGATGCTGCAGTAGAGGTTGAAGATTTAAACTTAGAGATTGAGGCTTTAGTTGAAGCACGTCAATTATCACTTGACCAAATCGAAACTCTTACAAGAGTTATGTTTGGAAAAGACCCGTCTACTGTGTCTACTGCTGAGTTAAAGCGTGACATATTGGTATTCGCTAAGAGAGACCCTAAAGAGTTTTTGAATATATTGAATGACCCGGAGTTAAAGTTCCAAGCTAAAATTCGTTTATTCTTTGAAAACAAACTATTGATATTAAGAAACGGTGAAAAGGAAGTGTGGTTTAATACTGCAACAAACAAAAAGAAAATGCTATCGGTTCCTTTTGGAGAAGACCCATACGAAATGGTAGCACACTACCTTCAAAGCGATGATGGTATTGATTCTTTAAAGATGTTAGACGCAACTTTAGCACAGTAAAAATTTTATTATTGACCAATTATCGAGGAGGGTACACTTGTTGTACCCTCTTTTTTTTTATGTATATTTGTAAAAAAAGAACCAATGATAAACTCAGTAAGAAATACGGTATTATCTGTACTGAATAAAAATAATTACGGATATATTTCCCCTTCTGATTTTAATTTGTATGCACAAAATGCACAGATGGAAATCTTTGAAGAATATTTTAGCAGTTATAACGCTGTTATTAATGCAGAAAATGCTCGAACATCGGGTGTTGATTATGCAGATATGGAGCAGCCGATTGCTGAAACAATGGAATCTTTTTTACGAACAGATTATTTATCAAAAATTGCAGGCAATAGATTTTCGGTACCGACACCTACTACAACCGGATATTATTCGTATTTTTTATTAGACTTGCAGTGCAAGCCTGTAACATTAAAAACAGGAACTAATACCTCTGTTGTAAGCAATCAATTAGTTGATAGCACAGCTACATTTACAACAGATGATATTGTAGCAGGAGATGTGGTTACCAATCTTACAACAGGCTTAGTTTCTACAGTTGTATCGGTAGTTAGCAATACAGTGATTTTATTGGATTCAAATATATTTTTAGCATCAGGTAATTCATATGGTGTTTTTTCTTCTTCAACCATTGTACAAATAGAAAAGGTTGTTAACTCAAAAATTGTTCTTTTGAATAACTCAAATTTAACACCTCCTTCAAATGAGTATCCTTCTTATACATTGCAGGGAACTGAGATAACTGTTTATCCTAATACAATAAGCAATAAGGGTCAGGTTCAAGCTACTTATTTTAGATTTCCTAAAGTTCCTAAATGGACGTATATTACGTTGTCTAACGGAGAACCTGTATTTGACCAATCACAAAATGATTATCAAGATTTCGAGTTGCCTAATGAAGATGAATATAAATTGGTAACAAGGATTCTTCAGTATTGCGGTGTATCTATACGTGAAACTGAAGTTACTCAATTTAGTATGGCTCAAGAACAACAAGAAAAAAACCCATAAAAACATAAGATATGGCATATATATCACAATATCAATACTACGAAAATGGAGGTGTTGTACCCGAGGATGTAAATTGGGGGTCATATCAATATGTAAGTTTGACTGACATCGTGAACAACTTTTTATTAATGTACTCAGGGAATCACTCATTAGTAAACAATGAGGAGCGTTATAAAGTATTGTTCCACGCAAAGCGTGCTATTCAAGAATTAAACTACGATGCATTTAAAGAGATAAAAATATTAGAGTTAACAGTTCCGGATATGCTAAGGTTTATTTTACCTTCAGACTACGTGAATTGGGTTCGTATTTCATTGTATAAAGATGGATGGTTACGTCCATTGTCTGAGAATATTCAGACGCTTTCATCTAAGGCTTATCTTCAGGATAATACCGGGCGAATTTTGTTTGACCAATATGGTAATGCATTGTCTCCTCAGTATTCAAACATTGACTTTGACCGATTGACTAAGACCAAAAAAAGTATTTACTTAAATCAAGGGAATCAATACAATGGTCAATTAGGATGGAATTATGATGGTATGTGGTATTTTGACTACAACATAGGCACAGCTTATGGTCTAAACACAGAGACAGCAAATTTTAATCCTACGTTCAATATAGACAGAAAGGGCGGTGTAATTAACTTTGATTCGTCAATGTCAGGACAGTCTTGTATTCTTGAATATGTGTCTGATGGTATGGAGGGTGGAGATAATTCATTGATTACTGTCAACAAATTATTTGAAAAATATATTTATGCCTCTATTCAATATGACATTTTAAATTCTAAATTAGGTGTACAAGAATATATTATTGCTCGTGCTCGAAAAGAAAGAAGTGCATTATTAAGAAACGCAAAAATCAGAATTAGCAATATTCACCCCGGCAGACTCTTAATGAACATGAGAGGAATGGATAAGCAAATAAAATAAAATGGCGAATTTTACAAGAAATTTTATAGCAGGTAGGATGAATAAAGTCGTTGACCAACGGCTTCTTCCTGAAGGTGAATATGTAGACGCTATGAATATCAGAATGGGTTCAACTGAAAATTCTGAAGTTGGAGTCATTGAAAATACTAAAGGTAATCTTCCCCTTACATCTTTGTCATATATTGATGGAACGCCATTAAGTAGTGAGGCAAGGTGTATTGGAGCAATTCAAGATGGTGTTAATGATACTTTGTATTGGCTTGTTCACGACCCAAATTTTCCTGTAGGTGCCACAGGTAAACTTGATTTAATAGTTTCTTACAACATCTTTTCAAATACACTTACGTATCATGTTATAAGCATAGATGATGGGGGTGGTGTAAATACTACACTTAACTTTAATCCAAGCTATTTAGTTACCGGTATTGATATTCTTAATGATTTGTTTTTCTTTACCGATGACTACAATGCTCCAAGGTTTATTAATACAGGAAGAAACTATCCAAACCCGATTGCAAACATAGACCAAGTCAGTGCTGAGTCTTTACTTGTTATAAAGAAACCACCGGTAGAATCACCGGGTGTAGAACCGTTTGTGACTAATGGTCAGGAGAACTTTTTAAATACACGATTTATTTGTTTTGCTTATAGGTATAAGTATATAGATGGAGAGTATAGTGCCACATCTCAGTGGTCCCAACCTGCATTTGTTCCAAATCCTTTTAGTTTTAGCATTGATAGCTTTTTGAATGAGGGTATGACTAATTTTTGCAACTCTGCAAGAATCACATACAACTCAGGAAGTTCTCTTGTAGTTGGTATAGACCTTCTTTTTAAGAAAGCAGATGGTAACATCAT